TGGTGCGACTACGACCATTTTCCGCACCAACGGCTCCGAACGCGCCCGTATCACCAGCGGGGGGGACTTGCTGATCGGCACTACGAGTGCATCTGGAAATGGTGAGCGTTTAAATGTCACCGGATCATCTACATCGTTCATTGCATACGTTGACAACACATCCACCGGAGCAAGACGCGGCATTATTTCGACATATAGCGGAAGCTCGCCACCAAACGATACTGGCAACGAATTCATTTATTGCAACGATTTATCTGCCGTTCGGATGACTGTTCGCTCCAATGGCGGCATTGCCAACTTCAGCGGCAACGATGTCAACCTGTCTGACCGCCGTGAGAAAACCAACTTTGCCCCTGCTAAGTCTTACCTTGACACCATTTGCGCCATCCCTGTGCAGACGTTCAACTACATTGACCAGAACCTTGAAGAAGATGGTGGCCTGACCTTAGGTGTGGTTGCACAAGACGTTCAAGCTGTTGCGCCTGAGTTGGTCATGGAAAGCAATTGGGGTACTCAAGATGAACCCAAGCAGCGCCTGTCCATCTACCAGACCGACCTGCAATATGCGCTGATGAAGTGCATCCAAGAACAGCAAGCCATCATCACAGCCCTGACTGCCCGTGTCGCAGCCCTTGAATCAAATTAACCCCCTGAAAGGAAATCACCATGACCATGCCAAAGCAGTTGCAATCTTCTGGTTTTCAGCCAAAAGAACGTGCTGCTGCAAAGGCGGCAGGGGAGGCTGTGTATTTTACTGGCCGACCTTGCAAGCATGGGCACATTGCACAAAGGTTAACGCTGAATGGTGGTTGTCTTGATTGCTGCAAAAGGATACAGCGCAAAAATCTTGAGAAGCGGCTTGTTGCAAATCCTAATTGGTATAAAGAAAATTATGCAAAAAACCCTGACAAGCACAAACAAAAATCGGCTTTGTATCGGGCAAATAATCCAGAAAAAACTAAGCAGAGCTATTTGGCTTCAATGAAAAAGCGCAAGCCTTTAAAAGCTGCGGCAGAAAGAGCAAGACAGGCATCAAAACTTCACGCCACTCCATGTTGGTTGACCAAGAGTGATTGGAAGCAAATGGATGCTGTGTATATTGCAGCCAAGCAAACATCCTTAATGGCAGGTTTTAATTGCCATGTTGACCATATCGTTCCATTAAAAGGCAAAGATGTATGCGGCTTGCATGTGCCTTGGAATTTGCGGATTGTTTCTCAAAGCTACAACAGCAAAAAGAAAAACAATCTTGATGAAAGTGTTTTTTTCGCTCCATCATTAAGTGGTGGTATTTTGGTTCATAGTTCGGCTTTGCCGTGGAATTGGAGAAAGTAAAATGACTGCACAAATTAATTGGTCTGTGACAAGAATGGACTGCTACCCCCAAGTGGGCAGCGAAACTGATGTTGTCTTCACCGTACATTGGACTTGCTCCGGTACACAAGACACTTACAGCGGCTCGGTTTACTCCACTTGCTCTGTGCCTACACCTACTGGTGAAGCCTTCACGCCCTACGACCAATTGACTCAGGCGCAAGTGCTTGGCTGGATTTGGGCCAATGGCGTGGATCAAGCAGCCACTGAAGCTGCTGTGCAGACTCAAATTGACAATCAGATTAACCCTCCAGTGGTTACGCCACCTTTGCCTTGGGCGGCTTGAAAGGTAGAGTATGCCAACGGTAGATGTAACTGATGCAAGACTATCTACGCATGAAGAAATTTGTGCAATTCGATATGAGCAAATTAACGCAAGATTAAAGCGCATTGAGGGCATCTTAATTAAGACTGCTGGCGTGATGATCTTGTCAATGGGCGGCACAATATTTTCTGCTGTCTGGATATTGAAATGAAAGATTGGGCTGTTAGCTTTATTGCAGCAGCCCTTCTTGTCGCGCTTGTTGTTTGGTGCGTCAAAGTGTTTATTGAGGTATTCCGATGATTGCCGAAATTGCTGCTGCTAATGCGGCCTTTGCTGTCATAAAAGGCGCTCTGGCAAATGGCAAAGAATTGCATCAGCTTGGTTCCAGAGTATTTGACTACTTTGACAACAAAGCCAAGATTCAGGAATCTGTCACCAAAAAAGGTGGAAGCTCTGACCTTGAAGAGTTTATGGCCTTGGAGAGGCTTAAACAGCAAGAAGAGGAGCTCCGTGAACGTATGGTCTATGCTGGTCGTCCAGGTATGTGGGGTGATTGGCAGAAGTTCCAAGCACAAGCTGCCCGTAAGCGTAGAGAAGATGCTGAAGCACTCAAGCGTGAAAAGGCCCGTAGAGCAGCACAGATAGCACAGATGATTGAATACATAGCTATTGGCATGGCCTCTCTTGTATTGGCTGCTTTGTTGATCTACGGTCTTGTGATCTACTTCAAATACATCCGATGAGCGAGAAACCAGAAACAGTTATAGACAAGGTGCTGTCATATGTAGACAGCCCGTTTAAACTGTTTGCCATACTGGTGATGGGTGTTGTTGCTTTTGCTGGTTACTTTCTTTGGCAGAACCAGACCTTTATGCTGGATGCTTACAAGGAATCCAAGAAGCTGCCAGAGATCAATACAAGCCGTGTTGATGATGCCAGTTCCATGTTGCTCAAGAAGACCAATGCAACTGTTGTGGCAATCTTTAAGGTCAACCCATTGTTCAACAGTAGAGTGCTGTACAGGGCATATACCAAAGACGGTAGAGACAAGACCATTGAAGACATTGATGTCGGTCTGTTTTCACAGAACTCGTCTAACAATGCTGATGTGGTCAAGTTGATGACCAATGACATTCCTTGTGGGGACTATCGCTACGCTCAATCTGAGGTGGGGCTTTGGTACTTGGAGAAGGGTATCACGTTTACCTGTAGGGTTAGCGTTCCTCCTGACTCACACAGGTTTGTTGGTCAAATAACAGTGGGGTGGGCTACACCTCCTGAGAACCTAGAACAGGTCAAATTCATGCTGGAAATTGCCAGTGCAATGCTTACTAAAAGGGGTGGTTGATGCTTCCGATTATTGCTTCCATCGTGTCTGGTTTGATTCAGAACAACATGCACAAAGTTGCTGATGCTGTGATCGACAAAGGCGTTGATTACGTCCAAGACAAGATGGGCATTACTTTGAAACCAGAAGGTGAAGCCACCAAGGAAGACTACGCAAAATGGAGTGCTGAAGCTGCCAAGCATGAAGAGTTTATGGCCGAGTTGGACTTGAAGAACATGCAGGGTGCAAGGGACATGCAACTCAAGGCGATGGAGTCAGATGATCCATTGGTAAGGCGCTTTGTTTATTACTTTGTGTCGTTCTGGTCTGTGTTGTCGGCAGCTTATATTGGCTGCATTACGTTTGGCGAGATACCAGAAGACAACATTCGTTTTGCTGACACGATCCTAGGCTTTGTACTGGGCACTATGGTGGCTTCTATGTTCCAGTTCTTACTTGGTTCTTCACTGGGTAGCAGGTCTAAGGACAAGAAATGATCACGCTACAGAAGCTGATTGCTGCTGGTGTTAAGCAAAGTGTTTCTGACACTTGGCTCCCTTTTGTTCAACAAGCATGTGACCGATACCAGATCAACACCAACATCCAAGAGGCCGCATTCATTGCTCAATGTGCTCATGAGTCTGGTGGGTTTACCATGCTTGAGGAAAACCTTAACTACTCAGCAGCCACCATGTCCGTTGTTTGGCCCAAACGGTTTGCTGTACTGGGACCAGACGGTAAGCCAAAGAAAGAGCAAGGCAAGAGCATCCCTAACAAGTTTGCCCTTGCACTGCACCGTAAGCCTGAACTGATTGCCAACACTGTTTACTCTGGCCGAATGGGTAACGGACCACTGGAGTCAGGAGAGGGTTGGAAATTTAGGGGAAGGGGGCTTAAACAATTGACAGGCAAAGACAACTACACACGTTGTGGCGCTGGCATTGGGGTTGACTTGTTGAAAGACCCTGACCTACTCCTTCAACCAAAGGATGCCGCACTGTCAGCAGCCTGGTTTTGGTCTGTTAACAAGTGCGGTCCTATTGCAGAGTCAGGTGATTTTGTTGCCCTGACAAAGAAGATCAATGGCGGGACAATCGGCCTTGAGGACCGAGAGAAGCGTTACAAAGCTGTTTTGTCTACTGGGTAATTAACGCTCATTGCCTTGCAAACGGTCAGCAACAAGTTGGGCATAGCCAGCAATGTCAATCCAGTTGTCTATATAGTCAGCATCACCAACAGCAATCCTTGCCAGCTTATGACAAATCATTTCAATGGCAAGTGATTGATCGTGTTTGAGCAACTTCAATTTGTCAATTTTCATGTTGTCAAATACAGCCTCTTGAATGTCATTGGTGGCTTTGGCAACATCAACAAATTTGCCATAACGTGCGCCTCGCTCATCAAGGATTTTGTCAATCATCACGACTCTTTCACAAAGATGCCTTCTGCTGACAGATAACCCTTGCGGTCTTTAATCTGCTCATAGGCATGGTTAAAACACTTCACAAGGTCCAAATCAGCGATTGCACAGCCCATGACAAGGGTAACAAGAATATCGCCATATGCGTCAATCATGGCCTCCCTGTCTTTGGCTTGGATTGCATCAAGCAACTCTTGAACTTCTTCAAGAGTCTTTAGAGCTTGAGCGTAAGGATTGCTGTGCTGGACAATCTGACGGTCTTCACCCCATCTAATTACATCCATCTCAATCATTGAGAAGCTCATTAATCAGTACCTCCGACTTGCATCACCTCTGCTTCATTTTCTTGTTGCTTAAACTGCTGAACAAGTTTTTGATGCAATGGGAACGCACCAGATTCTGTTGGCAACTGTCCGAGAACGCGAACAATAAAAGCGGCTTCATTTGTGTCTAGATTAAAAGTCATGGGTTTCTTTCATTTAATGGTTAAACGGTCTTTGCGAACAATGTAGGCTCCAGCTACAGGTTCACCAGCAAGGATAGCAATCTTAATCTTTGTTTTGCTTGGCTCTGGAGGTTTTGGGTCAGCGCACAATTCAGCGGGAAACTTTGCGCCATCCTCAATCACAACAGATTCATCACGGTCAACATACAACTTGACAACGAAAGACCCGTCAGCAGCCTTTATTTCGTGGATTCCCGCCGTTTTCATGTTCTCGGCAAGGTACTCCCTCAGTTTGTCTGATTTGCGCTCGTAGGCTGTTTGCAGGGCTTTGATGCGTTTGATGGCATTCTTGGCCTGTTCAGCATCTGAATCGCAGTTCAGTATGTAGGCAGCGACAGCGTTTGCTTTGTTGCCGAGCATGACTCGGAACTCGTCAAACGCTGGCAAAGCCTCACCTGTTTCGGGGTCAAACAGGTCATCAAGTTGTTCACGAAAATCGTGCGCTAGTTGATAGAGGCTTGTCATGGTCAGAAATCAGGTTCGTCATTGCCAGTAGGCGCAACCGAATGACCAGCAGCTTGAGCAAACTCAGGGCTGCGCTTGATTGCGTCCTTGAGCTTGTCGTGGAAGCTGTCAAACAATGCCCAATCAGGATTGTCCAAGTCAAACATAACAGTCTCATGGATTCCCGCTGGCTTGCTGGCCTTCAACGCTGTAGGCAAGGGAGTCAAGTTGGCTACGTTGCTGTACGTCTTGCCGTTTGTCTCGCTTGTTGTCACGTTAACCATGCAATACGCACCGACCAGCTTGCTGATGTCAAAGCCTTTAGCTTCTTCATCAGTGAACTCACGACCACGCCATGATTGCAAGTCTTTACGCAGAGATGCTTTCTCGCTAAGAGACAACGTGTATGACTTGCTGATGGTCATAGGCATCTCTTTACCGTCAAACTCAACGGTCAGAGGCTTGCCTTCTTCATCCTCGCCAAACAATTCCCAAGCAACACGAATCTTGTGCTGCAATTTCTCGCCATATTGACCGCTAGACAACTGTGTGCCAAGGTCAATCAACGAATAGCAACGACCAATGTGAACGCCAGAAGGCACACGTTTGAAGTTACCACCACCACTGTCAGAAGCTACAAAGCCCATTTCATTCTCCTAAAAAAACAGCCGTTACAGGTCGGCTGAACACCTTATTTGCGAATAATTGGATTGGCAAGAAGCCATTTGTCACCAAGCTGATGGACAGATCGTGCCCACTTGCGTTGGTAAGTACGGATTACATCAGGTGACGCATCGTATGAAAGAAAAAGTTGCCGTGCTTGGCGTAAAAGTGTGATGTTCATGTGAACTCCTGTCTTGTTGAGCCTCAATCTTATGACACAGCAAACAAATAAACACTAGGGGAAACCCTAGTAGACATGCTGTTTAACAATGATAACCTTGCCAGCATGACTACACCAGACCATCACGAAACCGTTGCAGCACAAGAGCTTTGCGTCCATGCAATCC